CGTGAACCCGTCGCTGGTTCACTCATGTATGGAAACAACATCATCTCTGGTGCAGTTGTTCCCTCTTCCAACGCAATTGGTCTTCACTTCTACCCTATCTGGGAAGCCGCATCGCTTGACGAGTGGCTGTACAATGGTGGTCCTTTCCAACTCGTAGTATTTCACTTCCTGATTGGCATCTACGCCTACATGGGTCGTGAGTGGGAACTTTCCTATCGTTTGGGTATGCGTCCTTGGATCTGTGTTGCATATTCTGCACCTGTTGCAGCAGCATCCGCAGTCTTCCTGGTCTATCCTTTCGGTCAAGGTTCGTTCTCTGACGCAATGCCTCTTGGCATCTCTGGTACTTTCAACTACATGCTGGTGTTCCAAGCAGAGCACAACATCCTGATGCACCCCTTCCACATGCTGGGAGTCGCAGGTGTCTTCGGTGGTTCACTGTTCTCCGCAATGCACGGTTCACTGGTTACCTCTTCACTGGTTCGCGAAACCACTGAAAACGAATCTCAGAACTATGGTTACAAGTTCGGTCAAGAAGAAGAGACCTATAACATTGTTGCTGCTCATGGATACTTCGGTCGTCTGATCTTCCAGTATGCATCATTCAACAACTCCCGTTCACTTCACTTCTTCCTGGCAGCATGGCCTGTCGTTGGCATCTGGTTCACTGCATTGGGCGTAAGTACCATGGCATTTAACCTCAACGGTTTCAACTTCAACCAGTCCATCATCGATGGTCAAGGTCGTGTGCTTAACACCTGGGCAGATGTACTCAACCGCGCAGGTCTGGGTATGGAAGTCATGCACGAGCGCAACGCTCACAACTTCCCACTGGATCTTGCTGCTGCAGAATCTACTCCAGTAGCACTCACTGCTCCTTCTATCGGTTGATATGGAAGATGGCAGTCCTATCCCCGCCACAGATTACGTGGCGGGGTTTTTTATTAGTATTGGAACTGTTTTGGTCCCAATACTTTGCATAGTATTTTTATAACTTACAAGGTAAATAAAATGGTAACGTCAACATTACAACAACCAACAAGGGGGTGGTTCGATGTCCTGGACGACTGGCTTAAACGAGATCGCTTTGTCTTTGTGGGCTGGTCTGGACTACTTCTTTTTCCCACTGCTTATCTTGCAATTGGTGGCTGGCTTACTGGTACAACTTTTGTTACGAGCTGGTACACTCACGGACTCGCGAGTAGTTATCTTGAGGGTGCTAATTTTCTTACAGCGGCTGTGTCAACGCCTGCTGATGCTATGGGTCATTCTCTTCTTCTACTTTGGGGTCCTGAAGCTCAGGGCGACTTCGTCCGTTGGGTCCAACTTGGGGGACTCTGGAATTTTGTGGCGCTCCACGGGGCTTTCGCTCTAATTGGTTTTATGCTTCGACAGTTTGAAATCAGTCGTTTAGTAGGTATTCGTCCGTACAATGCTATCGCGTTCTCTGGGCCTATTGCTGTTTTTGTCAGTGTGTTTCTCATCTATCCACTCGGACAGTCCAGTTGGTTCTTTGCGCCGTCGTTTGGTGTTGCTGCGATATTTAGGTTCTTACTCTTCCTACAGGGTTTCCATAACTGGACGCTCAACCCCTTCCATATGATGGGAGTTGCTGGTATACTGGGAGGAGCACTTCTATCTGCAATTCACGGAGTGACTGTAGAAAACACACTGTATGAAGATGGAGAACAGGCAAACACTTTCAAAGCATTCGACTCAACCCAAGAAGAAGAAACTTATTCGATGGTTACAGCAAACCGCTTCTGGTCTCAGATCTTTGGTATTGCGTTTAGCAATAAGAGGTGGTTACACTTTTTTATGTTGTTTGTTCCTGTTATGGGTCTTTGGACAAGTTCCATCGGTATTATTGGTCTTGCTCTCAATCTTCGCGCTTATGACTTTGTTTCGCAAGAAATAAGAGCATCAGAAGATCCAGAGTTTGAAACATTCTATACCAAGAATATTCTCCTCAACGAAGGCCTTCGCGCATGGTTAGCACCTGTTGATCAACCTCATGAAAACTTTGTTTTCCCAGAAGAAGTATTACCAAGAGGAAATGCATTATGACCTTTCTAAGTTTTATCTTTGCTGCAATTATGTGGGTACAAGTTCCACAGTGGTCTGATGATTGGTCTAAATGTGCAGTAGATGTTCCTGACCCAGCATGTCATTGGTATATTGTTGCTCCAGATAATACTATGGGGGTAGGTTTCAATTGGGAAACCGCCCCTTGGTTTGATGTTCATGGTATGAGTGATATATCAAAACTAAGCGACACCATGCAAAGAATTGATTCAAATGCTAGGAGAACGTCATGAAATCACTCGGACTATTAATCCTTAGATTATGTGTGGGTATATTCCTAATACATCATGGATATGAAAAATTAGACAGTATTGAAAATTTTGCCGATGCTTTTGTCAGGCCTTTACATCTTCCGTTTCCAATATTTTTCTCATACTGTGCTGCTTTCTCAGAGATAGGTGGTAGTTGGTTACTGATTACTGGTCTCCTGAGTCGTTTCGGAGCACTCTCAATTGTTATGACAGTATCTTTTGCGATATATCATGCCGTTGTATTCAATGGATTCAACATTTATTTGTTAGAATTATTAGGTCTTTACTGGGGCGGAGCGGCTGCTGTTATGTTATGTGGACCAGGAAAATTTTCTTTTGACTATTTAATTTTGAGTAGAATTATTAGTGAAGCAACAATTCCAGAGACGGAGGTAAAATCTGGTGAATAATTTTGAAATCTTTTTTTATTTTCTCTGCTTTGGCACCATCGCAGGTGCTGCTTTTGCAATGATGTGGTCTAATATTCAGTCTATTAACATAGAAATGGATAAACCTAAGCCAAAAACAAAACATCCAGAAGCTCCAGAACAAGGAGAAGAAGTCATGTATGTTGATTTGTCCAGAGAAAAATTAGAAGATATTTACAACAGAAACGAAGAGTGATATACTAGGGGGGTCAATGACCTCTTTTTTAATGAAAATTTTTCTAGACACAGCTGATACCGAAATCATCAAAAAATATTTTGAAACAGGACTGGTTGACGGTATCACTACGAATCCTACATTAATTATGAAATCTGGTCGGAATCCGGATGATGTATATCAAGAACTCTCTGATATGGGAATCAGCGATATCAGTATGGAAGTCATGGGAAACGCTCAGGAGATGCTTGATGAGGGTGTAAGACTGTCTGATAAGTTTGGTCCCGTCTCTACCATCAAAGTTCCATGCACACGCGATGGTCTTGCCGCATGTAGGGAACTCACAAAAGAACGAATCCGTACTAATGTCACACTCGTCTTCTCCGCCGCTCAGGCAGTCCTTGCAGCAAAGTCTGGAGCAACATATGTTTCCCCCTTTGTAGGACGTTTAGACGACCAATCAGTCGCAGGCCTGGAAGTTGTACGTTCTATCGCTGGACTCTATCAAATTCATGGTATCAAAACTCAAGTCCTTTCTGCATCTATTCGTAGTGTTCAGAGGGTTGTTCGTTCTTGGTATAATGGTGCTCATATCGTCACTATGCCGCCCAAGATTCTTGAACAGATGTATGATCATGTTCTTACTGATCGGGGAATGGAAATTTTTGAAAAGGATTGGGAGTCAGTGCAAAAATGAGATTTACAATTTACTCGAAGGATGGTTGTCCATTCTGCACCAAGATTCAACAAGTAATGCAGTTGGTTGAATTACAACACGTCATATATAAACTTAACAGGGACTTCACTCGCGAAGAGTTTTATGATAGGTTTGGCCAAGGGTCAACTTTCCCACAAGTCGTTCTAGATGATGACCAAACTCTTGGTGGATGTACAGAAACTGTTAAGTATTTACAAGAAAAAAATGTAATTTAATGGAAGAAACATATCAAATTGTAGAGTCTGCAATTGATTATGCTTTTCAGGGTAAATTTGTCCTCGGATTTTATGGTTATCTTAAGTCAAGTAAAACCAAGAGATGTGATGTACAAGAGTTTATTAAAAGTCAAACAGCAAAAAACATACAAGATCTTATTTTGCAGTTAGAGGATTACTTAAAGGGTGGGGATAAACAACTTAGGGAAGCGTATGGCCACATACCAAAACCCCAGGCCAGAAAAATAAAAAACTATCTTTCTGGTATTCTTGAAGACGCTTTGAGGTATAGTAATGACCGAAAACCTGGACGACGAAAAAAACAATCTAAATAATCATGAACCCCACACAAATCGGGGTGTTGAACTACTACTAAGAAAAAGGAGGAAGAAATCAGAACCACCCAAAACTTTTCAGATAAAGTTTGGTAAGATGATTTCTCTCCTTCGCAGAGAGTTTGTCATTCATCTGAACTTTTATTTCGATATTAGAAAAAAGTAACTCTCTGGAGAAAGAAAAATGTTAGCAGTCACTCTCACGATCGGAACCCTAGTTTCAATTATGTTCTTTTTTGTTGGAGGAGTAGTAGGATGGTTGGCCAAAGAACATTACTATATGTCTCAACCAGTATATACACACCCAGAGATGTTTGACGAAAATGGGAATATTCGTCCCGATGAAATTTTAGCAGTACGATTTGAAAATAGTTATGACGACCTCACAGAAGAAGAAGACCACGACAATTGAAAGTCTTCCACACAATCCATTTATCTTTGAAATTTTAGATCTTGCTTCTAAACAAAGAAGCAAAGCAAAAAAAATTGAAGTGTTGCAGACATATGAACATGATGCACTGAAAACAATTTTCATCTGGAACTTTGATGATACTGTGGTTTCAATGCTTCCCGAAGGTGAAGTTCCTTATGCAGACGGTAATGATCAGTCTGTGTTTTCTGGAACTCTTTCTGAGAATCTGGCAAGAGAAGCGAAGGGTGGAGAGTCTGCAACCGGACAAGATCTAGACGGTAGAGGAAAAACTTCTCTCCGACGCGAATATCAAAACCTTTATCACTATGTAAAGGGTGGTAATGGTGGATTAACTCCAGTCCGTAGAGAAATGATGTTTATCAATCTTCTAAGAGGACTTCACCCTAAAGAAGCCGAATTACTAATTTTAGTGAAAGACAAAGACCTTACAAGCAAATACAAAATTACCCATGAAATCGTGAAACAAGCTTATCCTGACATTACTTGGGGAGGTCGTTCATGACAACTGTAGTAAACGAGGATCAGCTTATGGAAGAAAATTCCGGTCAAACAAACTTAGTAGATGAAAAAAAGTATAGTTGTCAAATTCTTTTAGAAAAAACTACACTTCATCAAGCAAATGATAAAACATTTCCAACTGATGCCAGATTAATTTGGTATAAAGTCGACGGGATCGAGTATATTGATTTAACAAGATGTCGTAAGACAGTTGAATTGTTTGATATGTACTACGATAAGTATGGAAAGGGATCAGTACAAAAAATTGATTTTGGATATGGTTCCGTCAATCCCAAACTCTGGGGATACAAATCAAAAGAATCAGATAAAAAGAAAAAGTAGTATGGATAAATTGACATCACAATTTCAAATCATGAAAATGCGAAAAGAAATTAAAATTTTACATGAAGAGATACGTGAGTTAAAATTAATGTTAAAGAAACAGGCTCCGGAGTGGTGCCATCCAGAGTCTGCCATGAATTTTTCTGATCCATATCCCATTGACAAAATGGGTAAATAGTATTATGATAACAACCATATAACATCTTCATTATGGACTACAAACCCTACTCATCAGAGTGGCATCGACTAAGGTATCTCAAAGAAGCAATCGATCGATACTTTGACGATTATGCTCCTACTGAGACTATTTTAGAAGATATTGATACCATTCTCAGTGCTAGATCTGAGACTGCTTTGGATGAGTACACTAGAGTTACAGATCTACAGAAAAAACTGCGAGAATAAAATGCTTTCAACTCAATATCGCCTCAGACTAGAATCTATTTGTCAATGTATTGCAAACAAACAACAAGTTCCTCTAGAAGATATGATATGGGTAGAGAAACTTGCTAAAGCACATACAACAGCAAGAGACTGGTTGAATAAAGCACGTCGTCAAGCCTCTCAAGATATTCAGGAGGGAAGCACTGACGATTTTTTGAATAAGATGGGATTAGGAGACCCCGACCCATCTAATTACAAAACGGGGTTTGATGGTGCAGAAGATATAAAAGACTGGTTTCAGAGAGACAAGCCAGATGATTGGAGACAGAGAGATTAATATTACAAAATTTATAGTATATGTTGATACCATAATAAAGTTATGTAAAACATGTATCTCCCGATACAAAATTATTTGACTATATAGTGTGTAAGGGTTATAATAACCATATACGTTCATCTTATGCCAGGCATTCTACTCGGACTAACCATCTTAGCATCTCATGCAGATCACTTGACCAAACCTTACAATTGGCATATGTCATGCGAAAGGTGGCAAACTAGATCTCTTGAAATACAACAAGATGATAGTCTAGACTACAACTCCAAAGTTTTTCTAATTAGATATCTTAGGAGTAAAGTCCAAGGCGAGTGTAATGGTCTGATATAAGACGCAAGTAAGTCGCGGAACGGAGCGTTCATCCTCATGGTTGCTTTATTAGCATCACTACTTACATGTTCGGATTATGACTGGTTGGTTAATGGTGTCAAAAAAATTGACAACATTTCCACTGGAGATAAATTAGAATTAATTCATTTCTTTGCAGAGTCAACAGATCCAGAATGTTTCTATGTAAATGAGGACGCAAACGACTGAAGGAACGGGCCTAAAAATCCAACTACTTCAGGAGTAAACAAATGAATACACTACAAGAACTTATTAATGTTCATTCCCAGAACCGTAATTCCGGTTACAGCACCACATATCGTGGTGTAGGGTATGACAGCACAGAGTACACTAATAAAGTACTTGACGATGCATCACAACCTAAGAGAACTCTTAAGTATCGTGGTGTGGAGGTTGTAAAATGAAGACAACCAGAGTCAATCTTCTGCAACTTCTCAAAGAGAAAAAGCAAAAAGAAGAACTTCTTCGCCAAGCACAGCTAGTCGGAGCAAAAAAATGATCGTATTAGAAATTTCTATCGCTATTGTTGCAACAATGGCATTACTTTATGGAGAGATAAAACTGCTTCACAAATCCTAATGTATCTTTACCTTCCAAAAGACCTGGCAACAAGAAAAGTAAATAGGCCAATAGAACCAGAAATGGTTCTCGCTAGTCTTTGTTATCGTGGAGTTCATTATTGTAAATGGGTGATGGTAAATTCTATAGAGATCGCTTACCAAAAAAATACTGGAAAAGTTCCATCAGAAAGTTGGAAACTTGACTGGTAAATTAATTTAAAGAGGGCCTTGACGGGTCCTCTTTTTTTATGTATAATTACCTTTGTCGAGGTTGATAACTAATGGATAAAGAAAAGCTCAAGCTAATCATCCAAAATATGGAATCTCTTGTAGAGGTTCTTAAATCAGAAGTCTATTCTGATGTGGATATGTATAAACCAGACTACAATCAAGATAGTCGCCTAACTGATTACGACGAAGTATTTTATGACGGAGATGATGATGGGTACCCGGATTGATCAAGTAAAACTGGTAAGTGTAACACCAGAAGCAGAGAAGCACATGGCATATTGTGCAAGAGTAAGTAATCCAGATAATCAAGAAAATGATAAGTTTAGTGGATTATTAAAGTATTGTATTAAACATCAGCACTGGAGTATTTTTGAACAGGCAACAATGACTCTAGAGATTAATACTACTAGAGGAATCGCAGCTCAGATACTACGACATAGAAGTTTTACTTATCAGGAATTCTCACAAAGATATGCTGATAGTTCATTGCTTGCAAGTGATATTCCTCTTCCAGAATTAAGAAGACAAGATACAAAGAATCGTCAGAATAGTATTGATGATATTGATCCATTCACTCGACAACGATATGAGATCTTAATGCAGAAACATTTTCGTGAAGCAATGGATCTTTACCAAGAAATGTTAGATGAAGGTATTGCAAAAGAATGTGCAAGGTTCGTTCTACCACTAGCCACACCGACTAGACTCTACATGACAGGTTCAGTTCGTTCGTGGATTCATTACATTGATTTGAGGTCTGCAAACGGTACACAGAAGGAACACATGGACATTGCAAATGCATGTAAATGCACTTTTATTTGCCAGTTTCCTGCGGTTTCGGAAGCATTAGGTTGGGAACTTACACCAGAATGTCCGGAATGCTTAGATCAATCTGCAATTACTATCGAATAAATAATAGTAAGATAGGAGAACTAACATATGCCAACATATCCCGTATTTAATAAAGAAACTGGAGAAAAGAAAGAACTCAAGATGTCAATGGTTGAATATAGTGAGTGGAGAAATAAGAATCCAGAATGGGATAAAGATTGGTCAGCAGGTATAGCAGGCGTTGGAGAGGTTGGAGAGTTTCAAGATAAACTTTCCAAATCTCATCCCGGTTGGAATGATGTCCTACATAGGGTATCAAAACAACCAGGATCCAACGTAAAACCTATCTGATAGAAACTATGCCAAAGAGGAATTCAAAGTCACAATTATTTGGAATGAGCGCGAGGCAGATGAAAAGAAAGAAGCCTATAAATTCTGACTTAATGAAAACTGTTGAGCCTCTCACAGAGAATCAGCAAGAACTTTTTCGTTGTTATGATAACGGTCAGAACATTGTCGCTTACGGTGCAGCGGGTACAGGAAAGACTTTCATCACACTCTATAATGCGCTGAGAGATGTCTTAAACGTTAATACACCATATGACAAGATTTATATCGTCAGGTCTCTTGTGGCGACCA